GGCCAATCGGCGGGTACTTCCTGCGCGACATCTTCGGCGGCGGTATCCGCGCCTGGTGTGGCATCAACCGGGGCCTCGGTAGTTGCCTCAGTATTCTCCGTATCCGCAGGGGTACCGGTATCTGTATCAACGGTTTCCGTGTTCTCCACTACCGTCTCTTCCGACATCATCAAACCTCAGATTTGTTACGTCCAATTTGGTTAACTTGATTATCTGCAGGCCGACGAATCTCCTTCCCTCGGCGAAGGCGGTATCCCTGTCGCTGTCGGGAATGTAGGAGACGTTGTAGGTCTGGCAGAGTTCCGTGACGATGAAATGCAAAGCCTCCCGCTGTTGTTCAGGGGAGGCTTCGCCCAACGCCAGATTCTTCATGAGCCCGATATGACGGGCCGCATAGTTTGCAGGCTTCCACGGCCTGTACTCTTTCTTCATTGATTAGCCTGCGCGAAGTCCTTCGTTGCCGAGCCGAGTTTCTGTGCAACGTCACTGCCAACCTGCGCGCCTTGCGCAAGCTGCATCATATTCTGCTGCTGCTGGTGTTGTGCCTGCGCCGCCTCGACCTCGGATTTGCTTCGTATCCATGTCGGCGGCACGGTGGATTCGAGAACATCCCTCAAGGCGTCCGCAGCGTTCAGCGTTGCCGCCGCCGCCGGGTCGAGGTCGATGGCCTGTATCAAGGCGTTCTTCGCTTCCAGGAACTTCTGGTTCTTGATCTTGTCCGCACCCTCGTGAAGCGGAGATTCGAACTTGAACTTGATTTCCCTGCCCCGGAGAGACTGGGGTATCTCGCTCGTCGGACCGAAGGCACCATTCCGGAACAGGATATCGAAGGTCTCTTCACAGAGCGCCCCGTTGTATTCGTATTCCATCGGCTCGAAGATCGGCATGGCCCTTCGAATCCATTCCGAGATTCGCTGCCCCACCTCAAAAGCTGTCATCTCCTTCACCCCGGCGGGAGGCAGAGAAAGCGAGTCGAGGAAGAAAGCCTTGGCAATCGCGGACTGAACGCCATTGGCCAGTTCCAGACCGGCCCTCATGCCCTCCGATGCGCGGGCCTCGTAAACGGGCCTCAGAGCCTCACCGAGCTTCTCATCGTATTCGGCATCCACATATGTCACCCCGCCGGCAAACAGCGCGATATCGCTCCGTATCGCCTCCTGGGTGGCAATCATGGGCGGATTGGCGAAACGTTCCCCGGATTCAAGAAGTGTCAGCGACATGGCCTGTATCAGTCTTGCGTCGGGAAGCGCAGCCGTGACAGCGGGAGAGGCCGCATACTGGGAACCGGGAACCGTCACCCATCTCGGGATTACATAGACCCGCGAGAACGTCCCGACTTCTTCGAGAAGTGTTTCGTTGTCGCAGTCGAGCCAGACGGACACCCACGGGGTACGGAACGGCATGTTGCTGGCGTCCCGCTGCTCGTACTTGTCCGCCTTTATCATGATGTGGCGGCATTTGACAGTTTCCTGCGGGTCGTCCTTCAGCTTGTCCCTTACGACCTGCGAGACTTTATCCCCGAAGGTTTCGACGAGTTGGGAGATTGTCGGAGACCACTTTCTATGGACGGTGCAGATTTCTCCCGATGCATCCTCAACCCATGCCACATCTCGTAGATGCCAACAGCGATAGAGAAGGCTATCACGATTGCGGCCAAGCTCGACAGAAAGAGGAGCGTTTCCAAAACTAACAAAGCTGTGGTCTCCTTCCTTCGTTGCACGCAGGAAATTCGCAGGCCGGTCGTACATGGCCTTGCGCATGATCTTCGTCGCTCTTTCGAGCCACCGCTTCGCTTCGTTGTCCTCGTTTTCCTCCCTGTCCGTAGACATGGAAAACCATATGCCGGGAGAAACGGTATTCAGTGCAACGGGACGGAGAATAGCCGACAGGGAATCCCCCAGCGTCCTTCTTGCAATCAGGGGATACGAGGTCGTGAGGTGGTCGGCGAACTCCTTGCCCGTGTAGCGAACAACCGTGAAGTCCGCCATCTCCGGGTAAAACTGATAGGCGATTTCCTGCCACAGAGATTCCAGGGACTGCCGGTTCTTGAACAGGGCATCCCCATCCTCTATGAGCTTCTTATGCCGTTGATCCATGTTCTACCCATGCGTAAAGATATCCGTCCGAGCCGTCCTCCATCGCCTTGCGACAGAGCGCCTCCCTTTCGAATCCGCACCGTTCCGCCCACTTGTCCAAGTGGAGGTCCACGAGAATCTCAATCCTCCGGAACCCCAGTGTCGGCATCTTCTCTTTTATGATTTTCGACAGTTCGAGGAGTTCCCTCGGCGTCATGTCGCCCCGTATCCAGCCCCAACCTTTCCGGGGCCAGATGGTAATAATCGAGAGCAAACCGACTCTCTTGTTCTCGCGAAAAAAAACCCACGTCGGATTGGCCAGCATGAGTTCCTTCGTTCTCTCCGGGAAATCAGAGATATACTCCTCCCGGACTTCCCTAATATCCACCGCCGAGCGTGTCTCCAGAGTCCTGTGAAAGCAGGGTCGCCTCCCTCCCGGTTTGAAGGTCCGCAGCCGCCTGCCGCTGCTTCCGCTTCTTGGCCACCTCGTTACCGGGGTCGGGCATCGGGGCAGGAGTCTCCGGTGGTGGCGGGGCAGCGGGGGGCGGTGCCACCCCTGCAGGATGCACCAACCCCAGCGGGTCCAGTACACTTGGCCCCGAAGGGACGATTCCAAGCGGGTCCAGAACACTTTTTCCCATTAATGTCTCCTGCGTCTGTTCTGATAGGCCATCTTCACCTTGGGTCTCATCGAGCCGCCACGGGTGAGATCGCGCCAGATACGTCCATGCGTGAGGTACTTGTCTCCTACGTTCCACGCCATGACGATGGCATCCCCGATATCGGGAGAATGGCCAAGCCGCTTCTTGATCGACGACTTCAACTCAACCTGTATTCCTGCCGGTTTAATCTCGAATGTCGGTGCGGCGAGGTCGGCAACAATCTCGGCTCCCGGTGGCAGGGCAATCGGCTGGTTCGTCTCGCTTTCAGGGTCCAGCGCTTCCCTCAATCGCCACCAGAATTCCGAACGGAGATTGCAGAAGTTGAACTGCCGGTCCACCGTCATTCCCGCCGACGATTTCGAACCGTCATAAGGATAAACCGGGATATTGTTGTTCCGGAGTTTCTCCAGAACGCCGCTTCCGTAACCGCCGCCCATGTCGAGAACGATTTCCGCATCCTGCCTCCGGTGATTGAACGCAAGCGCGGCAACGTCCGATGGCATTGGCGTGTCCCGTCCCGGTACGACGATGGGCTCGGCAAACCAGTTCCCGTATCTCGGAACCAGAACGGTGTTCGCCACACCCCCAAGAGCAATATCAATCCCGATGGAGTTCATCGGTGAATCGTCCGGCGGGTTTCGCGTCCACCTGTCCTGCGCAGCGAGTATCCACGCTGTCGGGATGACCTGAAACTCAAGGTCTTCCTGCGCAATCATCCAGTTCCCGTCGCGAATGGCCTCGCGCATCTGCTTCGGAAGGTTGTCCAGTTTCGCCTTGTAACCTTCGTCGAGGAACGGATTGTCCTTCAGCGAGGCCGGGATATATGTCCTCGATTGCGGAATAGTCGGCTTCCCGCCAATCTCGACCTCTTCCGGCCCGTCCACCTCAAGGTCTTCGCCGTTCTCATCCGTGACATACCATCTCAACTCGCCCGGCTCCGCCGGATTCGGATGGGAGGGGTCCAGCCACGCGGCGAACATCTTGACAATCCACTGCCCCTGCCCCGGTTGGATAGGGGGATTCGTCGCGAGAATCACCCTACATTTCACCGAAGGGTCGGTGGAACGGTTCCACCCCATGAGAAAGCGGACCTGCGATTCCTCGAACTGCGTGGCCTCGTCTATCCCGATGAAGTCATGGGGCTGACCCTGCCACTGCTGCTCGTCACCCGGCATCTTACAGCCGCCGAAGTCGATGAGTCTTTTATCTTCGGTATTCAATCGGGCCGGAGCCTGTCCGGAATATCCCTTCCTGGTTCCGTTCTTTTCAAGGCAGTCGTCGATAAGGGCCTTGGTATCGGTATATTGACGCCTCATTACAAGGGAGCGCTTTGCTCTCGTAAGCGCCCAGCCGATTATGAGACCGGACTTCCCTCCGCCTGCCTGCCCTCCGTACAGAAGCAGGTCGGCTTCGGACTCATAGGCCATCAACTGCGGGCCTTCGGTCGGCACCCACTTTGCCTTGCCAAGCGGGGTCTTCTGGAATTCCTCTGCTAACGTCTTGAACTTTTCGGGAGAGAGGCCCTCAAGCCTCTCCATCATCTCTTCAAGCGCGCTGCTCATTCGGGTCTATCATGCCCCAGACATACATGCGCTGGTAATACTCCGTAGCGGACTGTTCGCCTTTCAGATGGTTCAGGTTTGCCGCAACGGCATGGAGGTTCTTGGTGTGCTGGATTAACTGCTGCTCCATGTTGGCCGCGTTCTCTTCCTGTCCCGGTATCTGCCGAAGGGTAAGCAGCGCGCCCTCGGTACGGTAGAGTTCCAGTTGAATCTCGCTGTGGTTCTGTTCCGCCTGTGAAATGAGATGCTGCAGCCACTTCTTCTTCTTCTCGAACGTCAGCGCGAGGTGTGTTTCGTACCTGTCCGGATAGGGGTTGAGGTCGCGCATCAGCCCGCACCCGTTGGGCAGGTGGACGTTGATTCCCATATGCCTTGCGAGGTCCAGGAAGTAAGCACACCCCGCGTGTTGGGATATATATTCCTCCCCGGATTCGAGGTCGATGCCCCAACACCCTATGTCCGTAGCACCCTCCTCTATCGCCTCCGCTATGCAGTAGGAAATAGAGGAAGAAAACCACATGCGCCGGTACTTGTCGAAATAGGCTTCCCGGTTAATCGGAACGTTCGAGGACCAGTTGCCCTTGATGTTTTCCTTCAGCCACTTCTCGTCCTTGTCGTGGGAGAACGCCCAGTCGAGCATTCTTTCCTTCAACGGGACAACGGAACGGACCTGCTGCGGTTTCTTGACCCTCGACAAATCGTTCAGATAGTCCTTGAAATCCTCCGGCCATGTCGTGTGCATCTCGTATAGCCGGTCCCAGCGGTGTGAGTCCTTACCGCCGGGACCGATTGTCCAGATTTGCCAATCCGGCTCGTCGATTGGCCCCTCCATACGCGAAGGGGTCGTTCCAAGAATCGCTATCTTCTTAGTCATTCCACACCAGTTAGAGTTACGAGGAGACGATGAGACCCTGCGTGTAGGACTCGATGGCCCACTTGGTCGAAGACCGGCCACGCAGTACGATGGCACCGCTGATACCGACCGCCGAAGACGACACTGACAGCGCCGTGGAACCACCCGTCGAGGCAACACCCGTGGTGGTGCCGACAACAATGGTGGTAGCCGTCGTGTTGAAGGTGATGAGCGTTGCGGAGGTCTCAAGGAAGATTTCCTTCTTGACGCCCTGAACCGGTGCACCCAGGAAAATGGGGGACGTACCGGATGTGGAGTCGGTCGAGATAATAGTGACACCACAGTTGCTCATCACTGAGCCCGCCGAGGATACGGTCTCGAACATGCCCTTGCCCCACCCCTGAAGAGCAATATCGGCAGCGGACGAGTTCTTCGTGCCGTCCTTCTGGACGAACGTAATCAGACCGCCAGAGGACGAAATACCTATCGTGCGGCCAAAGAGGGATTTGCGCATCGTGAACATCACGAAACTCCTTGCTATGTGCGGTTGCTAAATGAGAACTGACGTTCCTTGTTTGCGGCGTCCCTCACGTAAGCAGCCAGCCCGACAGTCGTTTCCCCCGGTCGGGGAAGGACTTCGGC